ATGACCTCGTACTCTGAATATATACCTAAACAACAGCCGGCAGCGGGAATCGTTCCCTTTGAAAGCACGGAAGAGGCGTGGTTTTGGTTTATCAATGCCCAGCAGGCCAGGCATGACGGTGCGCGGTTTACGGCAGGGAAGGGAACGCAATTAAGGCCTTGCGAACCTGTGGATATTCTCAGGATCCTCGACCGGCTCTACCGCCAGCGCCGCCTGCTGCGGGATCATTTAATGGTTCTTCGTCATTACGGCAGGCGCGGCATGCCACCAGATTCGCGCCGTGTACGTGAAATGCGTGCTTATAAAATCTGGAGTGAGGCGCTGGCAAGGCTGGAAAGCGCACTGGTCAGCAAGGGCATCGTTTCGTCGCCGCACAAAATTCCTTTGAACGATAGTTACGATCTTTTCATGGAGGCCGCCGAATGAGTGCGATCTCTGCAAAAGAAAATACCCCGGATGCCTGGGTGGTTTTAAGCGGCCAGTGCGACGATATCCCGTGGCTGCGCATTCTGCGCCCGGGTTTCCGGCATTGCTATGCATTGCTGAATGACGGAAAGCACTGGGTCTGTTTCGATCCGCTCTCGAATTACACGGATATAAACGTCCACGATCTGCCCGCCGCGTTCGATCTGCCGTTATGGCTCAAAGATCATGGCCATACGGTCATGAAAGCAAAAATAAAACGCGGCGTGAAAGAAGCACCGTGGATGCCGCATACATGCGTCGAGGCGGTCAAGAGAGTCATCGGCTTGCACGCGCGTTTTATCATAACGCCGTGGCAGCTTTACAGACATCTAATGGTTCAACACGAAAATACTGAAAGAAAGGAAATCTAACATGGGAGGAGTTATACCCCAGGCAGTAAAGCAGGCGCGTGAGGCGGAGCAAGCCCATATCAACGCGAGCACACCGCTATCGCCCGAACAGCAGGCAAGCGAGGCAAGACAACGTGATTTGTTAAACCGCGACCGCGGAATTTTCGGAACTATCCAGACAAGCTTTCGCGGCCTGCTTGGAATGGCGACCCAGAACAAAATCCGTAAAACATTGCTGGGAGAATAATTATGGAACAGGCACTTGAAAATATTTTCACACGGTTTGAATCGGCCCGCAAAATGCGCGGCAACTGGGAAAGCCTGTGGCAGGAATGCTATGACTATGCGCTGCCGCAGCGCGCTGGATTTTTATATGAACAGGCTCCCGGCTCGCGCCGCACGGATCGTATTTTTGACGCAACGGCAATGGACGCCGCCGATCAACTCGCGGCGAGTCTTCTCGGTAATCTGACGCCCGCCTGGTCGCAGTGGTTCGGTCTGCGGCCCGGTCCGGACCTGACGCCCGAAGAAGCTGAAAAGCTTGCGCCGGTTCTCGAAAAAGCAGGTCGCACGATGCAGGATCATTTCGACCGTTCAAATTTTTCTGTCGAAATTCACCAATGTTATCTCGACCTCGTCGTCGGTGGCACCGCGAGCCTTTCATTTGAGGAATCAGAGCCGGGCAGTTTCTCAGCGTTCCGCTTCGCTGCCGTGCCACTCAGCAGCATTATTCTGGAAGAGGGCGAAAGCGGTTTTCTGGACGGGGCTTTCCGTGCGCTGGAACTCAACGCCGCGCAAATCCGTAGCCGCTATCCGCAGGCGGAAATTCCGCTGGATATTCAGCGTAAAGGCGAAAAAGACCCGCAGGCGCAGTTCAAAATTCTTGAAGCTGTAATTCCTGACGGCCTGGTTTACGCCTACAAGGCGTGCCTGATGGAAAATTCGTCTCCCATTTTATTAGCCGAAGGAAAATTTATTGAATCGCCCTTCATTTCATTCCGTTGGCTGAAATCGCCCGGCGAGATTTATGGCCGCTCGCCAGTAATGAAGTCGCTGCCGGACATCAAGACGGCAAACAAGGTGGTGGAATTGATCCTGAAAAATGCGTCGATAGCCGTGACGGGAATCTGGCAGGCGGATGACGACGGCGTTCTTAACCCGGCCAACATTGAATTGGTCCCGGGAAGCATCATCCCCAAGGCCGTGGGCTCGCAAGGGCTGCAACCGCTGGAAATGCCGGGACGTTTTGACGTTTCACAACTAATGCTGGAAAATCTGCAGTCGCGCATTCGCCACGCTCTGCTGGCTGACAGGCTTACACCTGTCACGGGTCCGCGCATGACGGCGACGGAAGTCATGGAGCGCTCTGCTGAAATGACGTTACTGCTCGGCGCGACATATGGGCGGCTGCAGAGCGAGCTGCTAACGCCGCTCATCCGCCGCGCTCATTCGATTCTCCGCCGCCGTGGCGAGGTGCCTGACATCGCACTGGATGGTCGCTTGATCACAATCGATTACCGCTCGCCGCTGGCGCGGGCGCAGGGACAGCGCAACGTGCAAAACACGTTGTCCTGGATCACATCCGTCATGTCCATGGGACCGGAAGCTATTCAAGCCGTCGATCTGGCGCAGGCCGCAAGGTTTCTGGGCGATGCATTGGCGGTGCCGCGTCACCTGATCAGAGTACAAGGAGAGAGCAATGTTTAAAGTATTCGTTCGACAGCCATCGCAACTCACCGGCAAGGGATTCGTTTATTCCATGCCTGAGCCGGCGAAATTTGAAATGCGCGAGATTGAAAAATCTTATGCCCGCCTGTTCGCGACCGATGACGGGCGCAGGGTTCTTGCGCACTTACAGACCATAACGTTCCAGCGTGCGCTTGGCGCTGCAACACCGGACGAGCAGATCCGTTATGCCGAAGGGCAACGCTCGCTCGTCGCAACGATTTTGCGGTTGATCGACCGCGGCCGTAATTAATTCCAACCAAAAGGAGACTGATAGTATGACTGACAATTTACTAACAAACGAAATCCCTGAAAAATTCAAGGATCCGGAAACCGGCGGCCTGAAGGCCGATGCGCTTCTTCGTTCCTATAAGGAGCTTGAGAAAAAAATGTCGCAAAATCCTGCGGCGCCTAAATCGCCTGAGGAATACTGCATTGATTGCTCGCACGGTTTGTTCGAGCCCGATCCTGAGGTGAATGCGCGTATCCATTCTAAAGGCTTTAGCCATGAGCAGGCACAGGAACTTTACAATCTGGCAGCCGAGAAAATGATGCCGATGATCGCCGAGATCGCCGCAGAATTTCAGGCCGACCGCGAGGTTGAACGCCTGATCAACCATTTCGGCGGCGCCGAAAAATGGAAAGAAGTCTCACGCCAGCTGCTGGCCTTCGGTCGCCAGAATCTTTCGCCCGACATGCTGAAAAATCTTTCAGGAAGTTTTGACGGCGTTATGGCGCTGCACCGCATGATGAAGTCCGATGAACCGGGCCTCAAGCGCGGCGTGGGCATCACAGCCGTAGACGAAAAAGACCTGCATTCCATGATGCGCGATCCACGCTACTGGAGAGATAAAGATCCGTCCTTCATTGCGAAAGTAACGGATGGATTTCAGAAAATCTACGGGAAGAACTAAAATTAAGAAAGCCCTCCATCGGAGGGCTTTTTTTTATGCCAGGTGCGAATCCGCGAATTCAGCTGCGAGATAATCGTCGACAACAGCCTGGAATGATTTTTTAATCTGCTGAGTGAGAGGCGCGAATTTAAATGCAACCTTGTCATAGCTCTTGCGAATGACTTTAGCTTTATGAGGCACATCGATGACTTCATTGCGAAGACGGAATTTCAGGGTAACAGCGATCTCATCATTGATGCCGAACGGGCGGCTGTCTCCGTAAATGAGCACGCCGCCGGGCGACCAGTTCTCGACAGGATAGGTTTTGCCTTCGATAACGCTGACGCAATGATCGGCACTGCGGCGCTCGAAAATCCGGCGCTTGGCTTCCTGGAGGGCTGAATCGGTTTCACCCTTGAGTTTGGAGAGAAGTGATTCGAACATAATGCGCATGATCCCCTGACCTGATTTTAGGTTATGTTAACATATCCGTGTCTCTACAACCTAAGAAAAATATAGGTTTTGCATACAATATGCGTAGCCCTGAAAATAATAAAAAAATCCGCAGATTTCCCTTGACATCATAGGAATAATTTCCTATTACTTAACTATCAAAGCCCGAATTGTAACCTTTTCCAGCCCCATCGGGGTCGTAAGGCATGACGGCTTTCATTCTTCAAATCATCAGCAAACAGGAAAACCGTCCGGATATCGGATGGCCCGCATTCGCTTTTCCCGGACGTATCGGCCTTCGGACATTTTGTCCCCTGATAACCGCCCGCCGGCATCTCAAATCTTAACCCCAACAAGGAGTTTGATATGTCCACATCCTTTGACACTGCTTTTATCAAGCAGTTCGAACGTGAAGTTCATGAAGCCTATCAGCGGCAAGGATCCAAATTAAGGAACACCGTCCGCATTTCCAACAACGTCAACGGCTCGTCCGCCGTCTTCCAGAAAATCGGCCAGGGCACGGCCTCGACCAAATCAACGCACGGCATGGTCCCGGTGATGAATCTCGACCACACCAATATCGAGGTCACACTCGCAGATTATTATGCGGGCGACTGGGTCGACCGTCTCGAAGAGCTCAAGAGCAACATTAACGAGCGCCAGGTTATCGCCAGCGCCGGTGCGTATGCTTTGGGCCGCAAAACCGATGAACTCATCATCACCGCGCTTGCGACAGCGTCAACGCACACCGTTGCCGAAGCCAACACCGGCCTGACGAAAGCAAAAATCCTGAACGCTTTCGAAACGCTGGGCGAAAACGATGTGCCGGATGACAGCCAGAGATTCGCCGTCGTCGGCTGGAAACAATGGACGGAGTTGCTCGCGATTCCCGAATTTGTCAGTTCCGATTACATCGGCGACAGCGGCCTGCCTTTTGCCACGACGATGCAGGCAAAGCAATGGCTCGGCACGATCTGGATCCCGCATTCAGGCTTGCCAATTGACGGCAGCGATATCCGCTCCTGCTACTGGTTCCACAAGAATGCCGTCGGTCATGCATCGGCCTCCGACATCCAGACGGACATAACCTGGCATGGCGACCGCGCAGCGCACTTCGTCAACAACATGATGAGCCAGGGCGCAGGGCTGATCGATCAGAACGGAATCGTCACGATCTTCTGTGATGAAACGCCTGACGCTTAATTTTATTGAAGGAGATCAACCATGGCTTACTCAGCTTCTAACCTCAGTGTTCTTGCCTATGCGAATAATTTTACGCTGTGGCATTACACGACTACTGATGCCAACGTCACAGACGCGGGCTATTTCAACAGCGCAGTCAGTATGCTGCGCAAGGGCGATTTCATCATCGTCAACGTCGACACCGACGGCACCCCGGCCAACAAATTTTATGTTGTAACCGGTAACACGGGCAGCGCCGTGTCCCTGACGGTCTACTCATAACCGTCCGTTCCCTGAGCGGTGCAAAAAGGCTCGAAGCGCGTCCCCAATCCACGCGCTCGCCGCCCTTTCTGCCGCGTGTCGACAACCTGTGGCGGGCGATGGCTTGAAAAAGCCGTCGTCCGCCGATTTTTTATGGAGATTGTATGTTTACGCTTTTAAAACGTATCGCAAGAGATGTATCGACAGAACTCGAAGACACGGCAATCGTAAAATTTGCTCTGACATCATTGGGTTATTACGATGACAAAGATACTGGTATGTCTCCTTATGCTGATGATGGGTTGTTTCATTCCATAAAAACTTTTCAGAAAAAGAATGGTCTGAAAGTGGATGGCATAATAAATCCTGACGGCCCAACTCAGTCTAAAATGAAAGAGAATTTACAAAGCAACAAAAAAGCAGAAAATGCTTTTGGAGACTTCTGGAATAACTATAAAGACATGCGTGATGCTAATACTATTGGCGCAGATAGATATTTCCATTGCAAAGCCAATTACGAAGCTACAAAACGGGGGTGGGATGGCTTTGCAGCGGCAGGATTTTTAAGTAATATGAGGGAAGCAGGGAATTTAGTAATTGACCCAATAAAAAAAGGGCAATTTCCCGTTAAGGATGTAATCGATGATCAGCACGCGAATAAATATGGGCGAAACTCTGCGCGGTCTGGTCAATTTTCATCAGCCCGCGAAGCGTGTGCGATATATAGGCCTGCAGGTTTAGATGATAAATATTAACCATATGATCGATAAAATCCCTCCCGCGTGGAAGCGAGCTTTTATAGTCATTTTTCTTGCCTGTGTTATCCTTTTGGCCCCCTCTTTTTTTCTGTGGGCGGCATCCGGTTTTGAACAGGATTTTTTTCAAATCGATAGCTGTCTGGATTCTGGCGGTGCATGGGACAAAGAAAATCGTACATGCATTGGTCTGAATAGACCTGATTAATTTTTCTTTATTTTTCCCCTTAAATTTATTGAGATTTTAAAATGGCACTCAACGATGTTGCCTTGTGCAGCCGCGCGCTCATTCGTATTGGCGCCGCGCCTATTACCTCATTCGATGACGGCACTGCGGAATCTGAAATCGCCGGAGCCTTGTTCGGCCCCGTGCGCGATGCGCTTCTCTCGGCCTATGCCTGGAGTTTCGCAAGCGGGCAGGTAGCGCTTGAAGCGCTGGAGACTCCTCCGGTTGCCGACTACAATAACGCCTTCGAGCTTCCCGAAGATTTTTTACGTGCACTCTCGGCAGGCAGCGGTACGAAAGGCCGTGGGCTGAATTACCGCATAGCAAAGGGCGCGCTGCACACTAATTCAACCGATGTGGTGCTCACTTATATTTTCCGGCCCGAAGAAGAGGAATTCCCGCCATACTTCGACCAGGCGCTGATTACGCGCCTTGCCGCCGAATTCACGATACCGGTCACGGAAAACACAGGCCGCGCTGAAACGCTCTACAAAATTGCCGACGTTGAATTCCAGCGCGCGCGTCAGATCGATGCGCAGCAGGACACGCCCGGAAAGCTTGAGAATTTCAGCCTCATAGACGCCAGAAAATAATCGGAGAAATAATGACCCGCATGCACGAACACAAAACGACATTCACAGCCGGTGAATTGTCGCCCGAACTGCTGGGGCGAGGCGATCTCGCTGCATACCAGAATGGCGCGTTGGCTCTGCGCAACGTTTTCATCAGCCCGACAGGCGGTGTGAAGCGCCGCGCCGGTCTTGGTTTTATCGATATTGCGGAAGGCGACGGCAAGCTGATCGCGTTCGAATTCAACACGGAACAGACCTATTTGCTGGTTCTCACCGACGAAGAAATCAATATCTATGCTGATGGTGTGCTGGATGAAACCATCGCCGCGCCGTGGACACTTGATCAAATCCGCCAACTCGCCTGGACGCAAAGCGCGGATACTCTTTTATTCACGCATCCCGATGTCGCGCCGAAAAAACTGACGCGCGGCAGCGGCGGCACGTGGACCTTAAGCGACTGGGCGTTTTTCACGGACGGAAACAACGTCATGCACCAGCCTTATTTCAAATTCGCGGATACCGCTGTAACCGTAACACCGAGCGGGACGACCGGCTCAATCACGCTTACGGCCTCGGCTGCGGTGTTCGAAGCTGGCCATGACGAGACACGCTTGCGTGTCGGCGGCAAGGAAGTGCGGATCACGGCTGTCGGTACGGCGACTTCCGTCACCGTAACCGTTATCGAGACGCTGGCCGGCACAGGCGCGACGCTCGACTGGGAAGAGCAGGCTTTCAGCCCGGTGCGCGGCTACCCCGTAACATCGGCATTCCACCAGGACAGACTCGTAATCGGCGGCAGCCGTGATCTGCCCAACCGTTTATGGTTCTCTCGCTCGGGCGATCTGATGAATTTTAATCCCGGCACCGGCCTTGACGACGAAGCAATCGAGTTTGCAATTCTCTCCGATCAGGTCAACGCCATCCGCGGTATTTTTTCCGGCCGCCATTTACAGGTTTTTACATCCGGCGCGGAATGGATGGTCAGCGGCGATCCTTTGACGCCTGCCGAGGTACAGATCAGAAGGCAAACACGTATCGGCTCCATTATCGAACGTTATATTCCGCCGGTGAATGTTGACGGCGCAACGATGTTCATTGCGCGCAGCGGGCGGGGGATCCAGGAATTTTTATACACCGACATCGAGCAGGCCTATCGTTCGACCGATATCGCACTTCTGGCGCGGCATATGATCGTTAATCCGGTAGACCAGGATTACGATCAGAAAAACCGGCTGCTTTATGTGTTGCGCGGGGATGGGCAGTTCGCGACCTATACAGCGCTGCGCTCGGAAAATGTCGGCGGATGGACACTGCACACGACGGAAGGGCTGATGAAATCGATCGCCGTCGTCGGTGACGAAGTTTATGTGCTCGTCAACCGGGAAGGCGTTTATACGATTGAGCAATTCGATGAAACGATTCATCTGGATTCAGCGCTGACAGGAACTGCGGAAACGCCTGCCGATACATGGTCGGGCCTTGGTCATCTTGAAGGGCTCGAAGTTTCAATCGTGGCCGACGGATTTATTCAGCCCGACGAAACCGTAACAGGCGGCGAAATCACGCTGGAAGATGAAGTGAGCGAAGTTGTTATTGGTCTCCCTTATGCGCATATCATCGAACCCTTACCGCCGAGTGAGCTTGGCATTGCCGGCAGCAGGCTGAAATTGCGACTGGTGCAGGCCATCTTTCGCCTGCAGGAAACCGCGGCGCTTAAGCTCGATGTCGGGCGCGGCCTGAAAGACATCTCGCTGCTCCGGATCGGTGAGGAAGAAAATCCCGACGAACCGCCGCCACTTGTCAGCGGCGATATAAAAGTCCGCGCCCTCGGCTGGCAATCGGCCCGCACGCGCGGACTATGGCGCATTGAACAAAGCGCACCGCTACCGTTCACGCTTTTATCGGTCAACGCCGAAATCAAGGTCAACGATTAATCAGCAAAGGAAAACCCTATGGGATCAGCAAAAAAAGCAGTCGGCATTCTGCCCGTTCTAACAACATTCATTCCGGGCGCGCAGGCTTTTGCCCCGGCACTCAGCATGATAGCGAGATACGGCGTAATGAAATATGAATCACGCGCTCAAAAGAAACAGGAAAACCTGCGATACGGCAATGAACAGCAGCAGCTGGCCATGAGCGAGCGAATCCGCGCCGCGGATGCCCGGTTCGCAGAAAGCGAACGGCTTCAGACTCTGCGCCGCGCCGTCGCGCGTCAGCGTGCAAGGTTCGGAGCGCAGGGTGTCGGCAATGACGGCGGATCATCAGAGGCAGTGTTGCTCGGCCTCTTTGAAGAGAGCGAACAGGAAAAATTCAAGCGTGAGCAGCTGGACAATCTCAGAAACCAGGCAGGGCGGTTAGATGTGGAGGGAAGGCATTCGCTGAATCTGCTGGAGCTGACTTCGCAGGCCGAGCGGCGGAACCTGGAACTTTTATACTCAAACTGATCGAAAAAAAATGCAGAACGAAGCGATGGAAGACGCGCTGCGCGAGCTCGCTGCGGAGTTACCGGGCGCTGTGCAGGAAGTTTGGCGGTCCTACAAAGACAGTCAGCATCCGAATATTGCCGATAAGGAAATAAAAAATATAAAGCAACGGCATGATGCCGGAAAGGCGGCCATGACCCATATGCTGCTGATACTAAAGGCGGCGAAAACAGCTGGTGCCGTAGATTACGGCGGCGATGAACTGGCAGGTCAAATAGAAAAAGCCGAGGCGGAAATCAACGAAATCCGGCAGCAAAGAAAGAACAATGAATGAGCCGATATGCAATCCGTGAAGCGGATTTCCATTTGTTTATGGTTCTGTGGAATCAGCAGATGAAATTCAGCACACCGGTGTTGCACTCAAAAATGGCGGATTGGCTGGAATGGAACTGGAAAAAGAAAAACACGCGCCTGCTGATGATGGCATTCCGCTCAAGCGGCAAGAGCACGATCATGGGGCTTTTTGCGGCATGGCTTTTGTATCGCAACAGGGATTTGCGCATCCTTGTTTTGGCGGCGGACTCTATCCTCGCGCGCAAAATGGTGCGCCAGGTAAAAAAAATCATCGAAATGCATCCGCTGACGAAGGAAATGAAGCCGGATGATCCCGATCAATGGGCATCGAGCCGTTTTACAGTGAAGCGCATGATACAGCTACGCGACCCGTCTATGCTCGCACGCGGCATCACGTCGAATATCACCGGAAGCCGCGCCGACATCGTGATCTGCGACGATGTGGAGGTTCCCAACACCTGCGATACAGCGCCAAAACGCGAGGATCTGCGCGAGCGGTTGATGGAAATGGAATATATTCTTGCGCCCGGCGGCATGCAGATTTTTATCGGCACGCCGCACACCTTTTATAGTATTTATGCC